TGCATCAGTTCACCACCTGCTTAAACTCCGCGCTGAACTCAACGCGCAACATCCCGACCCGCGCAGACCACCCGGCACAGGTCACCTTTATCTGCCGGTATGCATAGGGTGGCTTCCACAAAAATGCCTTCCAGCCCCCGTGCTCTGCCAGGAACGCTTCCAGATGCCGGGCCTCCTCCCGGGTCACGGAAAGCATCACCCGGTATGTTTTCAGGTCAGCATTCAGCCCTGCCGCCATACGCTGTGAGTACCCGTCACCAAAACGCACTTCACGCACCGATGGCTGCGAGTTCACCTCCATATCCGGCTTCACTTTCCAGCGAAAGGTTTTCATCGCCCGCTCCCTGATAACATACCGCCATCACGCAACTGCAGCCGGAGCTCATCCTGCGCCCCCTTGCGGGCCATGTCATACACCGCCTTCATCAGCTGCGGCCCCGCCTGTCCGTTGATACCGTCGTTCTGAATCACCACGTGATTGTTCTGATTAAAATTAATACCTTCCGCCCGCCGAATCTGCGCCGGACTTCCGGCACCACCCACATACCCCCCTTCCGCATAGCCGCGCATCAGACGGTAAAGATTCCCCACGCCTATCCGGCTGGTTGCCTCCTTCGTGAAAACAAACTCCCCGCGGTGAACTATCCCCGCAGGCTCATATTTGCCGCCCGTGCCCGTAAATCCGCCGGTCGCAAAATGAAAGTTCGCTGCCGCAGCCTGAATGGCTGTCCCCGTGGAAGCGGATGCGCCAGCACCACCAATGGCTCCCCCGATGGCGCTGCCGATACGCCCGACAATGCCCACCATGGCCTGTTTAAGCAGGATTTCTGTCATCATGGACAGCACCGAACGGGTGAATCCCCGCCAGTTCTGTTCACTGCCGGTCAGCATCGCCGCCATATTCTGTGCAATACCGTCAAAGGTCTGCGTGGCCACACTTTTAACCTGCGAAAAACTGTCCGTCGCACTTTCCGCCCACTCCCCCCAGCCGGACTTCAGCCCGGCCAGCCAGTCACCGCGCAGCATGTCTTCATCCGCCCATGTCTGTTTCAGTGCCCCGGTGACCTGTGCCAGCGCCTGCGGATTATCGCCGTACACGTCACGAAGACGCTGCGCTTCAGACTCCCGCTGTGCCTGACGGTCAGTGAGACCACGGGCTTTTGCGCTGATGGCGGCCTGCTTCGCGCTCTGTTGCTCTTCAAACCGTGCTGCCTGCTGTGCCAGCTCATTCAGGCGTTTCTGGTGCTCCACCTTGTCACCCAGCTCAGCCAGCTGGCGTTTGTACTCCAGCGTTTCTTTCTCATGAGCCAGCAGGGATTTTTCCTGCAATGTAAGTGATTTTTTCTGTCCGGCCTGTGCATCCGCAAGCAGCTTTTCATGTAACACGGCATACTGGCTTTCCGCCTTCCATAAATCACGGCGCTGCTGGCTGATTTTCTCATTCGCACCGCTGTGCTTCTCCAGCGTCCGGAGCTCAGTTTCAAGCGCCAGCAGGGCTGCATGCGCCCGGTCTTCCTGACGCTCCCCGGCTGACACTCTGACACCTGACGACTTCGGTTTTTTCTGCGTTGATTCATAATCCTTTTTCGCCGACGCCATCAGCGTGTTGTAATCCGCCTGCAGGATTTTCCCGTCTCTCAGGGCCCTGTTCAGTTCTTCCTGACGGGCGGTATATTTCTCCAGCGGCGACAGCAGGCGTTCATACGCTTTCTGCGCCTCTCCGGTATACTTCAGCTGTGACGCCTCACGCTCAGCCCTGTCCCTTACCGCCAGTTCACCGGCTTTTTCCATATCCGACTGCAGCGTTGCCGCCGCCAGCCCCAGACGGGCATTTTCCCGGTCATCCCATGCACCCTGAAGGTTGGCCCGGAAAGAGGAGGTTTTACCGCGGCGCTGGCTCCGGCTCTGGTACCACTGCCATTTTTTATCCGCCTCATCAAATGCCTTCTGCGCACTGGCGAGCATATCCACTGAGGATTCAGGACGACCGATATCCAGAATGGCATCCCACATCGATTTGAACGCCTTTCCTGTTTTATCCGCCCAGGTTTCCAGCGTCCCCATGTTCTCTTTCAGGCGGCGGGTCTGCTCATCAAAGCCTTTCGTGGCAATATCGTTCGCCGCCTGTAAGGCACCGGCCTCGTCTCCGGAACGCTGCAGCTGAGCAACATACGCAATCTGCTCTGCCGTCACGTTGCGGAACTGGCGTGCCATCGCAGTCAGCCCCGACGTCGGGTCGGTGGTCAGTTTTCCGAAAGCCTCTGCAACCTTGTCCACCTCCACACCGGAGGCAGACGCAAAACGCGCCACACTCTGGTTAATGGCATCAAACTGTTCACCACCACGCACACCGGCACTGACCAGGGCTGCCAGTGACTCTCCCGCCTGGTTAAACGTCAGCCCTGCCGCCTGCCCGGCTCTGGAGAGCGTCAGCATGCGCTCTGCCGTCAGTCCTGACTGATTACCGGAAAGAACCAGGGTTTTATTAAACGCTGAAAGCGTGGAATCCCCCTGGTACCAGGCGTACGCCAGCGCACCGGTCGCCACCGCCAGCGAGGTGACCCCGACCATCGGCAGGCTGATCGCACCGGCAAGCCCCCGGAACATGGGGATCATCCCGCCAAATGAGTCCTTCACCTGACCGCCCTGTTGCAGCAGGATGAGCCAGGGATTCTGACCACCGGCAAGCTGCGTGGCGATATCCGTAAACTGTGCAGGCAGGGTTCGCATGGCCGCTTTATACTGCCCGACGGACATCCCGGCTTTTTGTGCAGCCAGCGCCTGACGGCTCAGCCCCTGCTCAACAGCACTGGCGGTTTTTCTGGCGTCAGTCTCCAGTCCTGAAAAATGACGCCTTACGCGGGTCATCTGCTCATCGAAACGGACCGCATCCAGACTCAGGTCAATAACAAGATCACCAACCGGCTGGGACATATCTCACACCTCCGGAAATCCCCGCAGAAGCCATCATTAATGCGACATCATCCTCGCTGACATCCACCACATCCGCAGAAGGTGAAATATCGCCCCCGCCCTCCCCGCCGAACCGGACGCCTCCGGCAAGTCCTGCCGCTTTCTGCATCAGCATGTCTTCCTCATCCGGCCTCTCCGTCTGCGCTTCCTCACGCCGGGGGACAAGCAGACTGAAATCCGAGGGATGCATATCCGGATCGTATAAAAACAGGCTGAGTACGGCGTACGTCAGCCCGGAAAAATGCATATCCAGCTGGGTATCGTGAAAATAATGCGTGCGGTAAAAACGTCGCCAGTCGGCATATTCGGTGGATGTCATCCCGGCAAGCATGGCGCGCCAGTCGGGTCTCCCCATCTCACGCGCCAGTCTGAGGGCAAAGTTCAGCTCGCCGTCGAAGACTTTCCCGCAGAAAAATCATCATCAGTCAGCGTGTTATTTTTCGCCACTTCAGTAATATCAGTATCCGGACGAACAGCTTCGATCATCCCGGACAGGCACAACACAACGTCTTCCGCCCGGGCAATGGCATCGGCAGGCCAGGTGGTGAGCACTTCCTGCTCTATCTTCATCACGGCCTCATTCATTGACGGTGACTGCGTTTTCTGTGGATGGTTATGCCACAGGGACATCGCCACCAGAAACGCCCCGGTTCTGACAAGGTCTTCCACGCTCACCTGCAGGTTGCCGCTGGCTTCTGCCTCTTCTGCCCGCCGTTTCAGGAGGGCAAGATGCTCAATACGCTGCAGCGCAGACAGCTCAGAAAGCGTGACAGACACACCGTTATATTCAAATTGTTCTGTTTTCAGAAACATGCTTTATCTCCCCTCTCAGCCTGCAGCGCCATCCGTGACGGTGATCTCCGCCACCGCCGCAAACTCACCATTGCCGGTGACAACAGGGATCTGCGCTTTACCGGCCGCAACACCTTTCACCGTGATCGTGTTCCCTTTCACGGTAATGGTCGCAAAATTCTGATTCGCCGACGTGGCGCGGAAGGTTTTATCCGTCGCCCCTTCCGGCTGAACAGCCACGGTCAGGGTGATATTCTGACCTTTTGCCACATTGCCCGTTGGTGGCGTCACGGTAATACCGGTGACCGGTGTGATGTCCCCCTGATCTTCCGCCAGCGACGGACGACCGATATTGGTGATTTTTACCGTACGGGTGATCACCTCTTTGGCGGTCACCGCTTTACCAATGGCGCTCACCCAGCCACGAAACACATCCACCGTGCCATTCGGGAAACGGATTTTGTAGGCCCGGCTCTCACTGCTGTCAAACCAGGCAATCAAATCGCGCTGCCCTTTCTCGCCCGGCTTCCAGGCCAGCGTAAAACTGGTGTCACCGGCAGATTTCTGCCCCTGCCCGGTGGATACCCAGTCAGCATCCTCATCATCCAGATAGTTATCATCGTAGGATTCTGCCGTCATCTCGCCGGGGGTCAGATCTTTTATTTTTGCCAGGCGCGTCCACTCATCGTCTGACAACGGGTTTGCATAAGCATCACCCTTGCCGGTGTAAACCCACAGTGTGGTACCGGCACCTTTTACCGGCTCCAGGGGATTTGGTATTGCCATATCGTCCTCACATCTCGTATGTAATGGAATAAGTCAGATCTGCAGAACTCCACAATGCCATATCGTCATCACGACGATACTCATAGCCCTGCGTAACCATCGCGGTAATCATGCCCGCCAGTGCCGGGATCGCAGTTATCGCCGGGTAAATCCGGCTTTCCATCCACAGATCAAGCTCTGAATCCGGTACCTGTGCCGGTAAAAACACCTCAATATGCAGTGTGGCCCGCCAGGTATCTGCATCCAGCTCTTCACCGGTATACTCTGCATCCGTCAGATAAACCGCGATCGCGGGAAAATCCTCTTCGTCAAAAACAACGGGGCGACCATCAAACAGCGTCGCCCCGTGTTCATGCTGCTCGAGTGCATCCAGCACTGCGGCACGAATATCAGTATGTTTCATCGTTTTATCGCAATCCTCAGTTGTTGTTTCAGCGCATATGCCAGTTCTTTGGGCAGGCGTTCTCGACGGATACGGTCAACGTTTTCATCAAACGCCTGTTTCAGTGGGGCCGCCATCGGGATTTTCACCACCTGAATGGGAAGGCGATTACGCTTTTTCCTGCCCTTGTCATCATTGCCCTCCTCATATCTGGCCTGGGGAAGACGTTGCATAACATGCCAGCGCCCATTATTTAATCGCTGGATAAATGCCCGCTGATAACGATGCTGACCGGCTTTGAGTATGCTGTCCGGACGACGCCCCAGCATTCTGATCCCCAGCTTAATCACAGGGAGATCACCGCGGTTAACGATAATTCTGGCATTCGGATTTCTGACCGTGGCCCGTTTCAGTCTGGACCGTTCCTTAACCAGTTTCCGGCGTACCTTTGTCTCCCGGGCAACCTGTGATGAAGACTGATTAATCGCCGTTGTGGCCACGCGGTTAATCGTCATTGCTGAAGCCGCCGGAATGGCGTTTTTACGAACCCGGCTCAGATTGTCAATCGCCTGATCAAGCCCTTTTATCGCCATAATTTCACCCTGCGTTTATCGTCGCCGGTTAACAGCGGGTGGTTGCCCACGGTTGAGCCAGAGATAACAGCTGCCCCCGTCATCCGGAGAAACACGATCCACCCAGAACATCCCGCCGTTAATGGTCATCGTGTCACCACGCCGCACGGCACGCACCGTATCCGTCCGCACAAATAATGACGGTGTAGAGCCTTCAACGCGGACACCCATTCCGGCATAGCTGATATTTTCAGGGTCATCAAAAACACCACGTATCACAGCACCGGACTGCTCACCGGATGTCATGGTGGCTGACGTTCCCATGTACCCGCGTATCGTTTCATCAGCACGGGCAATGGCAGCATCGAACAGGTTATCGAAATCAGCCACAGCACCTCCCGTTATTGCATTCTGGCCAGGCCGCGCTCTGTCATTTCGGCTGCCACACCGGCAGAGACACGAAACGCCGTTCCCGGCAGCACAAATGCCACAGGTTCATCCCGCATGGCGTGAAGTGCATCAGTATGCAGCGTCACCAGTGCCACGACCGTGACCAGCTCAGACGTATCCTGAATCACTGTATCTGGCTGCGCTGATACCACCTCATTTTTATGTACGGTAAGCACATTTTCCGGGCTGAGAGGGGTATCCTGACCGGAAGTTTCATCCGTGTCATCAAGCTCCTCCTCCAGCTCTGCCACACGGAGTGCCAGTTCTTCTTTCGTCCCCGTCAGGCTGACATCACGGTTCAGTTGTTCACCCAGGGAGCGGAGACGGGCAATCAGTTCATCTTTTGTCATGGACTCCTCCACAGAGAAACAATGGCCCCGAAGGGCCATGATTACGCCAGTTGTACGGACACGAACTCATCAGGGTCAGCCAGCAGCATCAGCGGTGCTGACTGAATCATGGTGAACTCTCGCGCCGGATCGCCGGTGGTCACCCAGTTTTTCGGGTAACGGGAAGAGGCGTTAATACCTTCGCGCTGTGCGTCCGCATCCTGAATGCAGCCATAGGTGCGCAGACCGCGTGCCTGAGTGTTCCCCAGCACCATCGTGTTGTCCGGCAGGAAGTTATTTTTGACACCATTTTCCACGTACTGTCCGGAATACACGACGATGGCCACATCGCCATACATCCCCTTATAGGACACCGCTTTACCCAGGTCTTTCACCGCTGTCTCCAGCTCGGAATTAGAGCCACGACGGGTATCCAGCTTCTCCTTGACGGCTTTGAAGGAACGGAACAGCGCCCAGCCTTTCGGATCGAACACGATGATATTCACCACACCGCTGGCGTTCAGCGCGTAGGCTTCGATATCGTCGGTCGGGTCATACGTGGACTTGTCACGCTTGCTCCACTCCGTGCCGCCGGACTGCGTGATGTTATTCTCCTCACTGCGGCCCATATCCACCTCAACCGGATCGAAGGCTTCACCGGTCATGGTGTATTTGCCCTTAAGCACGGCAGAAACTGCCTGCATCTCTTCGACCTGAGCAATGGCCAGCTCTTCGTCTCGCATGTTCTGCAGGATGATGCGACGGCGGCGGTAAGCCGGGTCCGCCAGATTCTGTGGATCTTCATCCGGCAGGCGACGCAGGGTCATCTGGGGATTCACCTCATGCTTCGGCTTGACATATCCCGGCGTAAATTCAGAGGTGGAGCCGCCACGGGAACGGATAACCTCACCGGAAACAATCGGCGAAACGTACAGCGCCATGTTTACCAGTCCAGGAATTTGTGAGAGATAGACTTTCTCCGTGGTGAAGGGATAGCTCTCACGGAAAAAAAGACGCAGAAACAGCGGATCAAACTTAAATTTCTGCTCATTTGCCGCCAGCAGCTGGGCGGTTGTGTACATCGACATAAAAAAATCCCGTAAAAAAAGCCGCACAGGCGGCCTTAGTGATGAAGGGTCAGGTTAAACGATGCTGATTGCCGTTCCGGCAAACGCGGTCCGTTTTTTCGTCTCGTCGCTGGCAGCCTCCGGCCAGAGGACATCCTCATAACGGAACGTGCCGGACTTGTAGAACGTCAGCGTGGTGCTGGTCTGGTCAGCAGCAACCGCCAGAATGCCAACGGCAGCACCGTCGGTGGTGCCATCCCACGCAACCAGCTTACGAGTGGAGGTGTCCAGCATCAACGGGGTCATTGCAGGCGCTTTCGCACTCAGTCCGCCGGGCGCGGTTGCGGTATGTGCCGGGTCACTGTTGCCCAGCGGCTGGTAATGGGTAAAGGTTTCTTTGCTCGTCATAAACATCCCTTACACTGGTGTGTTCAGCAAATCGTTAACGGCATCAGATGCCGGGTTACCTGCAGCCAGCGGTGCCGGTGCCCCCTGCATCAGACGATCCAGCGCAGTGTCACTGCGCGCCTGTGCACTCTGTGGTGCAGCTGCCAGAATGCGGCGGGCCGTTTCCACGGTCATACCAGGGGTTTCGGCCAGCACGCGT